ATTGATTTGTTTTTTCTTCTCTGTATAATATGCCATCTTCTGCAAATAAACTAATGTTAGAATATGCTCCTGTGGGATCTAATATTTCTTTTGCTCTTGAAATACCAGATGCAGATCTATTCACAGATCTAACTTTAATAATTTCTTGTGATGCTGATAAAGGAACAACTTGGTAGTCCTCTGCCGTAATCATTCTGTTTTGTGAATAATAAACCTGTGGTGCCTTTTCTCTAATTGAAGCATTTGATTCTGTTGCCGCACTATTGTAGACAGATTGCTTCAGTCCCATTGTTACTGTTAGAGTCTGCTGTGCACCGTTTTTGTCAATATATGGAACAGCGATTTGCACTGTTGTCATATCAGCAGGTTGTAATGCATATTTTGTATTGTCGCTTGTTCTAAAATAAGTTCTAAAAGAACCCAAAGGTAAATTAGAAAAATTTCCATCACCAAACACTAAATCTATAGAGTCATTAACTTTTGTCACAACATTGTAAATATTTCTTTGGTTGTTTGTAAGTGAATTATAAATTGCATTATTACCTGAAAGTGAAGGAACTTTTTCCCACTTGCTTAAAAGTTGTCCAAACTGATCAAGTTTGTATAACCAAACATCTGTTTCATTAATGTTTGCTGAATCAATTGGCTTAACAAAATTTGTAGTTGCTGAATCAACTGTAAAATCTACTTGTTGCATAGTTCCTTGTTTGAACAGAAAAAAGAAACCGGTGTTGTTTGAACTATCACCAGATCCATCAGTTCTATAACAATATGTTAATCCAGTTCCTTCAATTGGATTTGATTCATAAATCGATTCTGACCCTTGCACTGCCGCCGGAACTATTTCAAACGTTCTTGACGTTCCGCCAACATTTTTTGTAAAACTGTAAATTGGTAAATCATTTTGATTTGATGCTAGTGTGTAAATTTCTGTGTCTATTCCGCCAATTTCTTTTTGTTCTCTAGGTTTGCCAAATATTTGTCCAGTTTGATTTACTGCATTTAATATTGCTGTGAATTGTTCTCTGTAATTTGAATTGGAACCATCGTTCCAAATAATAGTTTGGTTTGCTAAATTTGTTCCACTTGAATCAATTACATCTTCTGTGGTTGTAATCGAATCTACTTTTAATAAACCAGTTGCTGGTCTATTTCTACTTGCGTTATAGTTTATTAATCTTGCTAGTCTTAAAACTGAATTTCTTCTTTCAGCAGTTGCAAGAAAGTTTTCTCTGGCATTTAAATCAACTCTAAATGAAAGTGCCTGTGCTATGTAGGCAATTAAATCAATAAGTGCAACATATTCTGAACTCTCAATAAAATCATTAAAATCATCTGGATAATTTTCACGTAGATATGCCACCATGGTTCTACGTAATGTTTCAAAATCATATGATTTGAAATCTGCCTGTTGAAAAGCCTGGTAGATCTTTCTCCAATCTTCCGCTACAAGTAATCTGTTCTGTCGTTCTGTTGTGGCCATAATGTGTTAACAACAATATTTATAGAATATATTATGTGCGTACTTTAAGATAGGCGCAACAATGAATTTTCGTCGAACTGAAAACGTAATTTTTCAGTAATATCAAGCGGAACGTATGATAATGAACACTCGATTGCTATTCCATGCTCCGATTCACTCACTCGTATGTCGTCCACTGCCAGTCGAGGATCAGCATTCATGTTTGCTGTAATGTCCTCTAAAATAGCATCTTTTAGACCTTCTGTAAGCGGTTCAAACAATGCATCGTATATAATTGTGCCAAATTCAGGATTCTCCACTCTTTCGCCCTTCCGTACCGACAAACGATTTATGAGATCCTGTTTAGCACACTCAAAATCATAAACCTTAAAGTTCTGCTTGTCTGCTCTTGATGAAAATCCTTTAAAGGTAATGCCACCTTTACTTGCACCACCGGACGAACCTGATGAACCATACGCCATTAATTTAATCTCCTAAACTTGACATCCACTTTGCTGTAATCCACAGCATAAAATCCTGTGTCTGTCATTTTTCTTGCCCAAGGAACTTCCTGTGCCATTACACCGATGTATCTCCCAGGCAACTGTTTGTATTTAAACGAATAAATGTTGATGCCCGCGGGCGATTTGCCAATAAACCTAACCTCTTCTTTGAGTCTTTTATCACTCCATTTGAACCCTTTGAAAAAACTTGTTACAGCAGTTTTGGCTTTTGCAAAACCTTGTGACAGTGCTATTGTCTGTTTAGAAACTCCCATTCGTGCCAACTCTCTTGGAGATGATCCGATTGCTGTCTTAATCACACCTAAATTTTTCACAACACTTTGAACATTTGATATATTTGTTAAATTTCCGCCAACAATATTTTTATAAGTTTGTGATACTGATGAAACAGATGCAAGAGTCGACCCTAGGTTTTCTACGCTTAAATTTCCTGTTAAACTGTTTACTGCATCTATGCCTTTGATATTTTTAGTAATATTACTATGTACACTTTTTCCTAATGAGAATAATTCTCCGGATTGATTTACAAAAACATTATCAGCAAAAAGATCGCTTGTTTTATTTGTAAAACTTTCAATTACCTGAGATGAAATTTTTGATACATTGTCTTTGACTAACCCAGATGCGTCTAATGAATCTGATATTGGAAAGGCTCCAATTTTATTAGATATACTGCTTTTAGCAGTGTCCCATGCACTTCCAACAGAATTTACAACATTAAAAGTATCATCATAACCTTTTGCAAACTCGGCAATTAATGTTCTTGCTTTTGATACATCTGTTGAATTACCCATTTTATTTTTCAAAAACTGTAATGTGTCTGCTTGATATTGTGCGTCTCTGATAGTTTCTACATCAGACAATCTATTTTGCTGTGCAATAAATTCTTCTGTGCCTGGTGTTTCTACTAAACGTCTCCATGCTTTTTTATCATCAGCATCAACAGGAAGAACTGATCCAGCAGAAAAACTTTTGAATCTTGGCATAGGTTCATGGTGCACAAATCTATGCACTGTTGTTTTTGTTTTTCTTGTAAATGATTCAAGCGGTTTAATTCCTTTATCCGCAAGTTCGATATCGTTTGCTTCATAAGGTTCAATCCCGGCCGCTGTTGGTGTTAACCAGTTTGGTCCCCAACTTGGACTTGCTCTTGTGGAATTAAAGTGTACCTGTGAACCTGCTAGGTGTATGGGTCCACCAGCACCGTGCAACTGTTGTGCAGGTGTATATGATGAAATACCCGATTCCGCAAAATTCATAATTGATCCACTTTGTGATGCAGTAAAAATACCTTCTTCACCAAGTGTAAACATTGATCCTGCTGATTGAACAAACTCTGTTGTTGCATTCATTCTAATTGATTTGCCGGCATTTATGTTAACATTGTTATCTGCATGAAAATTAAAATCGCCTTCCGTTCTAAAATTAATTCCGCCTATCCCTGAATAAACATCTATTCGTCCTTCAGCAGTCATTTCTATCCATGCATTTCCTGAACCGTTGGCAATATAAATTGATCCCTCAGTATCATGCATTAAAATTTGATGTCCTGATGCTGTACGTAATCTTGTTAATTTATTTTTTCCTAAAAAATCACCGTCATCCATTACAAACGAATGTCCTAGATTTCTATCAACTTTAACTTTTGCACCTTCTAATCCAATGTTTAATTCACGTGAGTCTGGACGTATAGGACCAGGTGTACTGAAACCAAAAACTTTACTTGGGGTTTCTCTACGTGCTGAAGAAGATATTGGTCCACGAATAGGATCGTCCACAAGTCCTTGTCTCATCATTTGATCTGCCAAAAGATCATTTACCGGTCTTTTAAAACCTTTGTCATTGTAATTTCCCGGTATTGCATCTGGTGTTCCAAAATTAAAATTTGTTTCTCCTGCTGGTAAAAGTTTTGTTCCGTAAATATCTTCTGTAGTTTGTGTGCCCATGTCTCCGGTAGTTTCAACCCCTATTGATGTATTTTCACTGGAACCATATGCGGGTATTTCCTGATTGATAAGTGGCTTTTGCACACAACCCAACCAGTATGCTGATTTTTGTTTTTCACCTTTTACGAACATTACCATTACTTCTGTGCCAATGTCTGGTGGTACGAACCACATACCATAAGAATTTTGTGAAGTTCTGTAACTGTAAGGATCTGTTTTAGAAACCGAAGCACCTGGTTTGCCGCCGTAAAACGGTGACAAATAATCACAGTATATGATTTGCTCTGCTTTTGGTCTAGTGGTTTTTGTAAGTTCCGGTATGTTTACGCCCAGTTTTCCCATTCGTGTTGGGTCTGCAGGAAACACAACAACACCAATATACGGACCGGCATCTGGGGATATTTTTTCTGTGAGTTGTTTCTTTTGATTATCTCCCGAGTCTGTGAATCCAAATGATTGTACCATACTTTATTTTATCTCCGTTTTTTTACCCTACTTGTCTTTCACTAATCCCTGCCAAGGAAGTTTTCCTGTTATAGCATCTTTTTTCAACTCGTTAGTAATCATCGGTGCCAGGTCTCCATCTGCTTCGATGCTTTCTATAATCGCTTGGTGCGTCTCTGCCGCTGATTCACTAATCTGGTGTTGTTTTGACTTTATATTTTCTGATTTTTTACTCTCAATTTGTTTAATACTATCAATTACTGCGTTGGATATTTTTGCTGTTAGGCCATCCGTGTTTTGACCATGCAGTCTTACGCAAGTTAATACCTGTTTGAATTGTCCTTGTGAAAAATTGCTGTCAATTTTTACAACTTCATATACTCCACTGAAAAATAAATTTTGTGTTGCCGATTTTGAATTAAAATTATGCATGATGCCTTTTCTGTCATCAATATCCTCCGGCAAACGATATATCAAATTAAAACTTGGGGTGGCATTATCTATGTTCCAAGACTGATATGTGTAATTAAATGGCCCCGAAAATCCTGGTAGTGTGTTTACTATTGTGTCTTTGTGTATTGGCATAAACACATCCTGAGCAACAAACGTGGGATCTCCCAGTATTTCCATTTCAATTTTCATCATGTCCGCTTCTGGATTTGTGAGATAATCATAAAACTCCTGTGCTCTCACTTTGCTCGGGTCTTGAGTATCAACGGATGTTATTGTTTTCAGTGTAGATGGATATGACCTCACTGACAGTAATTGTGTGCCGGGTTCTTTTTCACTTGCACGGACTTTTTTCCATGCTTTTTTAACATAACCCCACACACCGCCGTCCGCCTCAGCATCGGTGCCACCTCGTAGACTACGCATATACCAGGCAGATTTATATAAGATTCTTAAATTTTGAATATCAATGTTTTCGCCTGTGTAGATGTAATTGTAATCTTTTATTGTTGATTCAGAAAAATCCTCACTGAATCCCAGACCTGCCTCAATTAATTTTCCAATGTGTATTTTGTATGGATGAGCATAGTAAGTGATAATTTTTGGGTGCATTTTTGTGAATTTGTCAAGTCTGCCATCTGTTTTGGTTGCCACCGAAGTTTTTATTTTAAACCAATCGATGTATGGACTCTTTTGAAAAAGAGTTACCATTTGATTGGTGTCTTTAAGTATTTCTCTGGTTTTTTCGCTGTCATTTTCTGTCAGTGTTTTTTTATCTATTCCTGTGGCGGCTGAAATATATGTTTCCCAAAAATCTTCAATAATACTTTGATATCCGTATGAGTTTCTCAGAATGTCTTCAAAGTATTTTGTAAGTGATACCGAACTATCAATATTTCCTTTTTCAGAAGCGATGTGCATTTTAATTTTGTCGTCAGGTTCGGTTCCAGAATTAGATGATTGAAAAACTGCAACTTGTCCGGATGCATTTGTAGAACTCTCTTTGTATTTGCCATCTTTGTATTTTTTTCCACCCTGTTTAACTTTTCCTGATATTGCAAATATATACTTGTCTTTGTATTCTCTTGACCCATCCTCAATTTCTTGAATCATCTGATTATCTAAAAGTGTTGTCACTTGTCTGCACCAGAATTCTGCTGAATTTGATTCTGTTGGAATCTGTGTCCGAGGAAATTTAAATCTATCATCGTGTCCGAGATCTGTATAAGGCACTGCTATACATCTGTATTGTGCACCACCTTCATTCACATCAAACTCTACCCGCACAATTAAAATTGGAATTTTTCTTACAAGAGTTTCGCGTGGATGATCTGCTGTTACATCTCTGCCCCTCTCGTCAAACCCTTTCCATTCTATTGTCAGCAATAAAGGAGCATCCATGTAATCTTTGTATTTGTTTAAGGCAGTTGCCGCCCGGACTTTTTCCACAAAAGTTACATTGTATGGCTCGTGAAGTTCAAATTCCATCCTTGTAAAGTTGGCCAATCCTCTTTCAGGATTTGGAGATGCTGTTGATAAAATATCAACGTTCTCAAAAAATATATCTCTGCCTTGTTCTAAAATGGCTATGGCTGGTCCTAATCTGTTCATCCATGATTCTCTTTGTCTTTGTGATCTTACACTCGGCGGAACGTTTGTGACATCAATGTCGTCTTGTCCTCTGTATCCACCAACATTTGGATCACCAATTCCTCCACTACGTGCTATTATATCATGCACCGGATCGGTTAAAAACGAGTGACTCATTAGTTCGTCTTCGCTTATGCCCGACAGTGTAAAAAGAGCGTTGTATGTTGCAAATTTATGCAAAGGATTTTCTATTTTTCCCCTAGGTTCAGTTGGGGTTTCTGTTTCTGAAACTGTGCTAACAATTACATCGTCTGGGTTCCGACTGTAAACGCTTCCGCCATGGTATCCTGGGCGATTGTTATATTTGTTATAGCCAGTAGTGCCCCACACATTATTATTTTTTTTCTTTGTGATATTTTCATTCTCCATGATTTGCTTTTCAAACGGGTTTTTCTCTCTGTCTTTCTTTCTCTTTGACGCCATGGGTCCATCACCATCAGAATTAATTGCTCTTGTTAGTGCAACAGGACCGGTGTAA